TTGCTCATTAGCTGCAACTTCAGCAGCTAAACGATCTTGCGCTGTCTCCTGTGGGTATGGACCTTCAGCACCGAAGAAGTCATTAACGTATGCAGCCAACATGTCAGGGTTGGTGAGCATTACGTGGTACGCAGCGTTATCTTCAGCCGCAGCATCGATAACTTTCTGAGCTGTCTGAAGACTGACGCTCAACTCCTCTGCTACTTGCATGACTTCAGCGGTTTGCTGAGCCTGCGCAAGGAGTGCATCTTCTACAACACAGGAGTACTGGTTGAGGAGTGCAGGAGTTTCAGCGCCGAAGTGCTGAAGGACTTCAAGACTTTCGTTGCTGACGCTTTCTAGATACGCGTCGCTGGCGGGTGCGCTCTGCGCGTTGTTCCAGCTGGGCGCCTGTATCTGTTGGGAATACGCCTGCGTTGCTTGGGGTATTGAGGTCTGGAGCCCCGATACGGAAGGCGCCGCTTGGTACTGCGGAGCTACCGAAGCCTGCCATGCCTGCTGCTGCGTAGGGGCTACCTGCGGGGTCGGAGTTGAGTAAGCTGCCTGGGGTTGGGAGTTCTGCGTCCCGCTCAAGCTGTCGCTGAGTCTCTCGAACGCCTGCTGCCATGGATTCGCCTGGGGCGCCGCCTGTTGGTACGTCGCCGGAACCTGCTCCGCCTGCTGCGGCACCGAAGCTGTCTGGTAAGAAGGTGGGGCGCTCTGGACCGGAGCCGATTGGTAACCCTGCGTCGGCGCGGGCACGCTCGATGGGATCGAGGCTTGCGGGGTCGCCGCCGCCTGTGTCATCACTGTAGTGTCCTGCATAAGTAAGCTCTCGCTTCAAGAAATCAAGAGCTCGATAGACATATGGCGTCAAGTCGAGCTTCGGATCCGCAAGCATTGGAAGATCAGGTGCCTGCGGGTGTGGGACCTGACGCATGTTTTCAATTAGCGTCAGGAATGTGCCAATACTTTGTTGTGTGGCCTGTGCCATCCTGAATGGATAGCCACTGAGCATTGCGCTTCTCTCTTCGTCAGTTTTGTCTGGGAAAAGATAACGGAGAGCTTCGATGGAATTAACACCGAGCTCCTGTAAGTTACGAACAACAATACTTGAGTTAAGTATATCCTCTGTGCCATCCTCGAAGACTGGACCCTTCCATCTCCACTCAACCTTCCTGTCTCCATCAGGTATAAGCCCTACAACTCCAGTCGGCAGTGATCTTGATTGGACTGCTTGTCCAATACTTTCTTCCAACGTGCCTTCAAATTGCTGAAGGATGCCGTTGAAATCCTTTACCGCTTGCTCAAAAGCAGCTTCGTCAGGGAATTGCTCACGCAAAGGCGCAGGAGGTCTCACGAGCCCAGCTACAGCAGCAAAGGATTCACGAAAGATCTTTTCTTCGTTGTAGATAATTAGGCTAAAAAGCTTGCACAAGCCATAAGTCAAAAGACCCCTGCATCTTCGGCTAGCCGTAGTCGCCGCACGTCCATAAAGAGACTTGATCTCATAAGCAGTAGCGCCTGCCGTAATACCAAGCTCGTCGACACCGCCTAGGGCAGTTCTGATCTCTTCACGATATTGACGAGCGTATAAGTTCTGATCGCCTGAAACCGCATCAGGAGTTAAGTAAACAGCTCTATCAGTTGCCTCTACATTGGCAATAATCCGTGGAACTTTCATTCCGCCGCCAGCACTCCCGCCGAGGGGCGAACTTACTCGCGTCGATGGGCGATTAGCGGAATAGAAACCAGCCTGGGAGCTGATGGTTGGACGGATACCATCCTGCTCACCACTCTCAACCAAGTCTTGTTTGGGCCGACTGGAAACCAGTGTCGGATTACCAAAGAAGTGAATATTGGTTCTAATGTTTTTAACTAGATCGTCGTGCGTCACGATCTGCTCGGCAAGCCAGTCAAACTCACCCGTAGCGTCCATCCCAGTGGATCGCATATTGTTAAAGGACTCAACTGCTGGCACAAAGCCAAGACTGTTAGTCAAGGTCCTGGTTTTATTGATAGCGAACGACAGCGATTCAGCACCTGAATCGAACGACGGCTTTTCGGTCGTAATCGTTTCCTTGATCTCGTCCTTACGGACTCTCAGTTTTACGTATCGAACTGATCCCTGCTGATCGCTTGCTGCGATCGGTGCATTCATCGACTCTCGAACATTGAAGGAATAGATCAAGTCCACTTCTTCAAGCTGACCGATCGAATCGTAGTAAGCACGGTAGTTTTCCGCGCTAAACCACATAATCCGATAGGTGTCTCTTACCGGGCGGAAATAAAAGAGGCCTTTACCATCGATTAAAAAATCATCACAAATACCCTCTAAACGAGTATCGATTTCATTCTCTTCAATCAACTGAGTAACGAATGACTTTCTAAAGCCAAACGTATCCTGCGCTGGAAAGAACTCCAGGCCTTGTCTCAGCATGAACAGTTTCATCTGTGAAAGATGACTGTTCACGATCATCGTGTCAGTATTTGATCCTCCGTCTTTTTTTCTCGCGGCTTCGAGAATGCGACGGAAACGGTCTTGAGATGCGCTCATAGTTCTATTTTAGTTCCACTCGATTTGCGCTTTACCGCGACGCATAAGGCCTTGTACCACGATATTCAATGAGTCCGCACAGTCGTCGTGAGGCGAGTGTCCGAAGTTAACGATCTCATCAACCATGCAGCTAAAATCTCTGTATTTATTGAAAATAATTTTTTTATGTTCGAACAATCCCATAATTCCCCGCAACCTAGCGAGTTTGTCCCCACGGAAACCCTTTACCGCGCTAATGGAGAGGTTGTAGAGCTGCCAATCGTTGAAGAGAATCCTCTTCATATCGCCCTCAAACGATTTTTGATAGGCGACAACTTCTGGGAAGATGGTGACGGGTGACATCGATTTGAAGTATTGGCCTTCATCATTGACTTCTAGAAGGTTCCACTCGACTAGCAACTCGCAGAGGGCTTCAATCTTGTCGATATTGCCCATCGACCTCATACGCCTGTAATCAATGATGTAGACCTTGTCGTCAACCCTTCCAGCAAGAGTGAATACAGTCCAATCGTTCCTCTCAGTCATTCCAGCCGAGAGATCGATACCCACGCCGATGCTGTCGTATTCATCGGGCACTTCTCCCTTCACAAACAGCTCAGGAGAGATGCCTAACTCTTTAGAGCGAACGGGTTGATTCAGATACTGATATGAAAAGGCAACACGGTCATCCATCTGCAATTTCAGCAGATACTTGGCCGACCACATGTCAGGCCAGTACGACTTGGGCCGTCCATCATCGTCATAATGCAGCGCAGACTGGGTAATGCACTTCCAGCCCTTCTTTTCAGTGAAGATCGTTGCGAACAAATCATCGAAGTGAAACCTCGTACCCAAAGCAATCGCACGAGCGCCCTGAAACATGGTGGGGACAATCACGTTTGTCCAGTTCGTCTCCATCTCGCGCCGAATATCTGGGTTGGCAATGCTTGCCGCACTCTTGATCGCGTCATCCACGACGATCAGGCTTGAACGCTTGGAAGTAATTGTTCCTTTTAGTCCGGCGCAGGCGACAGTGAAAGCATCCTCCCCTCGGACATCAATCTCTGCGAAATCCCAGTCAATACTCCAGAGTTCATCTGAAGTACGCATTTTTGATAGTCGTACACAGGGAAACACCTCCTGGTACTCCTTAGAGCAAATAAGATTCTTGATTGCCGCGCTTTTATTTCTCGCAACGTCGACGTTGTATGAGACATAAAGAATTCGCAGCAACGTACTCTGCATTGCGTGCCTTCCGATCAGCCAGCCAAGTAGTAGGCCCAGGACCGTGGACTTCGCACTACCCCTTGGACTCAGCAAACATGTGTTTGGCCCAGCAATGTCCAGCAGGTGTTCATTGCTTTTACCAGTTAAGAAAACCTTATGCCACTCGCGCATATGGCGAGCAGGTTTCTTGCCCATTAATTCGCAGAAATAAGCAAAGTTATCCCTGGCTTTCATGATGTGATCGGGTACTTCTACCTCGACCTGTTTTCTCACAATTGCCTTAGCAGCCTGCTTTGCAGACCGCATCTTGGCTTGGGCGATTGAGCTTCCTGCCATAAAAACAATCTACCCAGTTTTCACTATTGGCCCCCTAGAGAAGGCTCGAAATAAGTATCAGAAAAATTTTGGCCCTGATTACTTCTCTTCGCTCAAATCAGCCCAGATAGATTCGAATGCCAGCTCGAGAGCCGGTAGCAATTCATCCGAGCTTTTGAAGATCACACGCAAGTCACGCATAACCTTGTCGGCTCCTGACATGACTAAACCCCTGCGGTCAAGGCTCTTTGTCAGCTTGTCGACGTCCATGACATGGCCACGCAACTCTTTTGACAAGTGAGCAATCCGGGTGGCAGCTGCGTCCGCCTTGATCAAGTCTGCTTGAACTTGTTGCCTCAAGAAATCGATATCTCCTTCTAGCTTGACAATTTCGGCAAGCATGATCTCTCGACGGTTCAGCTTTGGATAAGCCTTCTTAAGCCATTTCTCAAGCGCAGGGAAACTGCCCTCGTATCCGATCACACCCGCGTAGAGCCAAATTTCATAGACCGAATACGTATTCTCGGCATACGCAAGAAAACCCTCGCGGTGATTGTTGTCTAGGGCAACTAGAAAATCTTGAATCTGTTCTTCGCTTGTCCTAGGCATTAACCAAAGAATCGTGAGCCAAGAGACCTGATTGCACCACGAGCGTCAGCTCTCATACCGCGCTCTTCGGTATAACGCTTGCCAATGTTGAGCCTTTCTTCTGCGCCTGCAGTGCGAAGACTCTTCCGATCCTCGGAACCTTTAACCCCAAGAGATAGGCGATCTTGTGTGCCCTGTGCTCCAATATTAAGCCTCTGCTGAGTTCCGGTAGCGCCAATATTCATACGATCCTGTGCACCCTGAGCGCCAATATTCATACGCTGCTGGCTGCCGGTTTCACGAAGACCCATTCGCTGCTGCTCTCCCTGAGCACCAATCAAGTCCCTAGCAATTCTTCCTTCGTTCCCCATAATTCTCAGCGTATTGGCAGTCCGGTTTTCTTCTAATCCTTGCTGGATATTCGCCAGATGACTGGACATGGAAGTGCTGTACTGCAAGGCGCTACCCGTGGCCATCTGGTCACGAAAGCTGTCAATCATCGAGCCGGACACCATGCCGCCGATGACCTCGTTGTCCTCGTACTTATTGCCAAGGTCTACAAGATTGCTTAATCCCTGGTCAAAGAGAAGCCCACCCTGAGTGCTTGGAGCGTAGTTGGCGTATGAAGACATAACTAATTACCCGAAAGCGATTGCCGCACCCAGTGCAAGCTTAGTAAGCAAATCCTGCGTCATCCCACGTTTTCGTAATTCGCGATCGGCAGCATTTTCAGTGGCATTGAAGTTATAGGCCTTGTCAACATTCTTAGATCTTTCACCAATCTGCTCTCTCAGTATGTCCGCTGATGGCTCTATCAGTCTCAAAGAGTTATCCGTTAGGTTGTTTCTCTGAGCTGCTTTAGCTTCGGTAGCAATTTCCTGCGCCCCTCTTGCATAATCATTGGTCAGCCTATTCGCCCCTCCCTGAAAATCAAGAGTTGCTTCGTTTCGCCCTCTCAAAAAATCAAGAGCGTCTTTATTACTAGCTTCGGTAATCGTGCCGAATGCTTCAGACTTAGCGCTATCAGTTAGTTGCTGTAAACCTTCTGCCAAACTTCTGGTAAGTTCTTCCTGCTGCTGATTACGATCGCTCTTAGTGACATACCCCATGTCACTAATCATCTTCTCAAATGCTGCTAAGCTATTTTTTACCATTTTTAGTTGCCTGCCTTAGGAGTTGCGTAATACTTAAGTAAGGGGTTTGCCGACAATTCGGGTACTCTCAGTGTAGCCGCTGCAGGCATCTCGGGAGCCTTAACGACGGCAGCAGTGCTAGGTCTTTTACTTGCAGTACCAGTAACTAAAATCTCTGCTACAGCATCTTTGACCGCACCTTTAAGTGTCGGCATGAGTGATGCCATAAGATTATTGTCTTTAGCAATTTCTTGATCTGATCTGTTATTGATGCCAGCAAGGCCACCTAAAGCATCATCGGCAGTTCGCATCTTGGTATTTGCGGAGGAATTCCCACCAAGCAGGACGGTTGCAAGCAGCGCCTTCTTAGCGTCCGATCTGTTTTGATCATTTATCTCCATCTTCGCCTTAGTGGCAAATTCAAGCCGCTTCATTGCTGCATCATTGACCATTTCTTGTTGTGTAAGAGTACCAAATTGATTCAGCGCATTCTTCGCCATTCCCGCTCTCGCAAGAAAATCAGCGTTGACAGCATTCTGCATTGCAGCGATGCCTTCGTCACTTTTAATGCCCTTGTAACCATCGGCAAGTGTTTTGCCGTCAAAGATCGGCCTATAGCTAGCTGCATAATTTGCAGCGGCGCTAAAGCTAGGAAGAGAATAAGCCATTATTAAACAACCATCATGTTGGCGATATTGGCCATATTTGCCACGTTCTGGCTATTCATCAGTGCCTGGTTATCAAGGCTGTTGCGAGTGTTATACCGACTTTGGATCTGACCTACTCCTTCCAAGTATTTCAGATTTCGCTGGGCTTCCAGTTCTAAAAGCTTCTGCTGCACGGGAGCAAGCATTTCTGTTTTTGCCTTTAAAATTTTCGCGTCATTCATTGCATTGTTAAACTTAATGCGATTGTCTTTTTCCTCCTGCGACTCGCCCATAATTCCAGTCAGCGCTGAATAAATTCCACCGCCAATATTTGCGCCTGCTTTGCCTAATTTATCCTGAACGCCGAAAAGGCTCGCAGCCGCAGGTAAAGCCACGGCTCCAACAGGCGCAAGTCCAATAGGCGCAGTGAGCACAGCTCCCAGAGCGGCTAGTCCACCTGTCGAGCCGAGATCTGCAAGGAATCTGCCGGAAGCTTGACTCGCATCCAGGCCGACGTCTTCACTATCAAATTCTTCGGATGCGTTCAACGCGGAACCGAGCAGTGCCAAGCCAGCAAGTGGGAGACCGACTCTTGGCCTCATCAGCGTCTTCGAGGCCGAATTAAAAAAGCCAGGGGACCCTGCAAGCCTTGGTGCATTTTTAGCTACACCGGCTACATCTCCAGTGATCTTTGGGCCACCGCTTGGAACCTTGTCTCTCAGCCTTTTAATTATCTCCATCACACCGAGAGTGCCAGCAGTCTCGACAGCAGGACTCTGAGGTGTATTCATATATCGCGCATTCATGCTCGGCTGCTGACTAGTCACACGAATACTGACAACTCTTTGAGCTCATTCTATCTATCTTTTAATCACGCATATATTCGAGTAATTCAGGTTCTACCCAGGGCACCTTCTCAGCATTGCTTTCAATCTCCATATCAAGCTTTGGGCAGTAAACAACCTTGCTAGCTGTCTCCCTCCTGTCAAGGCAAGCTGTGCAGGCATGTACGTAATCAGCGTTGTATCGCATGTGCTTACGCTCTTGCCACTTGCCCTCGATCTTGACGTATCGAGCTTCATCGAATGGGACTCGATGATCTTCGATGTATTGCCAAACCTCATCGTGACTCCAATCTCTCATTGGATATAGCAGGCTCATTCGATCAGGCATCACACGCGCCTCGACTCTTGTGCCTGCGTCTCCGCCAAGAATTGGGTCTGAATCACAACGCTTATGACCAACCCATGCGGCATCTACATCTTCAATCAACAAGCCCGACTGCTTTGGACGTTTGAGCATGTCAATCGCGCAGGCCCACGGCAGATTCTCCACAGGCGGAGTTATCCCAGAAGGGCATGTGAGAATCGAATCATTTAATTGATACCAGTTCTGTACTTCGAATTCATCATCCTTCTGCTGCATCGCTGACTGTGTCGGATGCCACGTATAAGCCAGTAAATCCCACTCGCGAATCATGTGATCCTGGAACGCATATTTATGCGGCTGCCACGGCTCCCTAAAGAATATGACCGGTAAATCAATCGCCAACCTTCTCAGAAGGTGGAGCAGGACCATGCTGTCTTTACCGCCAGACCAGAGCACAACACTCTTGGGATACTGTTCGAACCCACGATCAATTCGTGCGAGAGTTTCGTCGACCTTGTCGTACACCTAGATCTATCAGTTACCTGAATTTATCGTTTCAAATAAGCGCTGTGACTCCAGCACCGGCAGCAGCACCAGCGACCGAAATAAGCGCTCCTTTTACCTGATCCCCGGTGCTTGGTCCTCTAGCTGATGACCGATTGGCATTTTTCCTGGCGAATTCAAGCTGCTTATCCAGGCCGATACTCTCCGCAATGCCTGCCAAAGCGCTCTGCCCCATTGCAGACTCAGCGTTGTACTGATCGGCAATATTGCTTGTCAGTCCTTGAATCCCCATGGTGCTACTTCCACCAATACTTTGCAGGCCTGATTGAAGACCTGACAGAGCAGATCCGAAACCAGCAGATGCAGCCTGTCTTCGCCCGCCGCCGAACAATGAACCCATCTGAGCCTGAGAACCTGCTGCTGCGTAGTCCCTATCTCTCTGATCTGAGAAATAGCGACCTACGTCTAATCCTTGGTATGGCATGAGAATCCTATTGATTAATTTATTTACGGCTCAGGAACGAACCGTATACATCACCGCTGGCTAGCGGACCCATCCCGCTAGTCCCTGCAGTCGCGTCTAAAAAACTACCGTAAGCACCAGCATTGCTTACCGGGCCGAATCCTCCTAGATCCGAATATTCATTGGTAACAGGAGTTGATCCCATCTGCCCGAAGCCTTGGATAACACCACCTAAGACATTGCTTAAGGCACCTGTCCATGGATTAGGTCTTGGGGAAGATTGCTGCTGTGGCTGGCCAGTTAGTGCTGCAAGTTCAGCTCTTTTCTCTGCATTGCGCACGTGGTTTTGAGCTCTTTCTGCTGCCTCCGCAAAGGAGGCCTGACCACGAAAGTTTGCGCCGGGAACAGCACCTAGCGCCCCACCCGCCTCTCCACGCGAAAAGCTCCCGTGATATCCATCCAAAGGATTAAAGGTCATTAGTTTTCTTCATCCTCTGAATACTGAGAGGCACGACCCTTGAGTGCGCGTCTCATTGATTCTAAAACGTATCCAGATAATGCAGTACCAGCAGTTGCAGCGCTGCTATTCATCAGCACAGACTTAAGTACTTGGCTTTCGTTTTCTTCCGACTTTTTGCGGTATTCATAAAAAGCCTCCTCAATTGTTTTTTCATCCACGGGTTCTTTCGACTGCTGCAGTTTCTTGACTTCCTCCTTCAGCCTTTTCTCTTCTTTATATCCGCCTTTAGGATCAGAAGCTACTCGTTGAACCCCTTTGCGAATACCGCGACGGGCACCAATGACCGCAGCAGCCATCGGAAGAATTCCAGTGGCTAGCGGGATACTTTTGCCCATGAAAGTAACTTCAGGGCCTTGGATTCCATCAGCGGTCGCCTTAATTGGAGACTTGCCACTAAATAAGTAATTCTTATATTGATTGTATTCAGCCTTGCTTACATCAGGCCTCTCTTTCCTGAACTCGTCGTAAGGAAGTAAGGAGCCATTACGTCCTAGGAAGTAGCGGCTGCCAAGCTCAGCGATTGGATCAGTTGTTTGAGTTGGATCGTTCTCGCTGGGGAGCACTGCTTTGTATCCAGGCTGACGCAAGAAGTTGCCGATGCCCATCGAGGCGGCAATCCATGCAGGAGCGGCAGCAGCCATCCGAACACTCCTGCGTTTCAGTAGCGGCTCGTTGGCGTCTACATAATCTCTTTGATCAAAGCCACCCTTGCTTGGATCTTGAGGGTTGCTCGGGCCAGTTGCCTTTTCACTCGCTTGGCGCATGCCTTGAAACATTGCCACTTGCGCGATGGCTTGAGGTGCATTCAAGAACCACCAGATATTGCGCATGCCATCGCTGGCCAAATCGGCAGCGACAACACCTGCGGCCTGAGCTGCTTTGGCCCTGTACTGCCCAGCTCCAAGGGTTGCCTCCTCGGGTCCCATCGTGGTTGGGACTTTGCCGATCTCGACGGTGTCTCTCCTGAGCTCAACGTTCTCTGGCATAGAGCGAGCTTGGGAATACTCAGCCTTTGCCTCAGGGGTCATCCCTCCCAGCCGGATATTGCGAGCAGCTTCTTGAACTCGTTCTGGCAGGAAATCAGCCGCTGCACGACCAATTTCCGTGTCGCCGACTCGGTTCGGGAGCGCCTGCTTTAGGTAACTGGTGACCGGAGATGACGAGGCCATCTCTGCAACGGGAGACAGTTCGTATGCACCGCCCTTCTGTCGCCTCAGTGCTTGTTCGTAGCTTTTAGGTGAAGCCCTGAACGCTTGCTGGAAGATCTCACCAAGATCATCCCAATTCGGTTCACCAGTGAATTGCGCCATCAGGTGATAGCCCTCCCGCCGAAGTAGCCAGCGTTAAGCATCAAGTTCAGGAGCTCTTGATCAACCTGTTGTTCTTGCACTTCCTGCTGAGCCTGAGCGACCTCAGCTTGCGTGGCTTGGTTCTCTCGATTAATTCTTTCGTAGGCGTTTTCGAGAACAGGACGCGGTGCAAGCATCTGCAATGGGGCCTGAACTCCCATGTCTCCGAGCGTGACTGCAAGGTTGCCTGCGTCAGAGCCGAGTTTCTTGCCCATAGCTCGTGCGGCACCAGCACCAGCGGTTTGGCCTAAGACTGAACCCAGCAAACTGATACCAAGGTCTTCAGCGCCAGCACCGAACCGTTCGCCTGCTGTCGCACCTGGGGGGAGCATCGCTGACGTGAGACCTGAGTACAAAACATCTGGTGCATATCTCAGCGCCATCTGAGTGGTATCAACTTTGCCAGCCGCATTCTTAGGAACTAGGAGTGCAAGAAGTGCATCACCTGCCTTACGGAATAGTTGTCCTCTACTCATGCTGTTTCCTCATTACCTGGAGCGGGAGCGCCCATTGGTGGTGGGCCGAACGGACTAAACGGTCCCCCAGCAAATTGCTCGGTCCACATTTTTAGATTCTCTTGGTTTGGATTTTTCTTGTCGTTCGTTACTCTTCCAAACTCGCCATTAATTCCACCAATCAACACATCACCAGCAAACCGCGTATCGAACTTTGGGCTTGCTGTCTTCTGAGGGGAACTATCTCCGTAGCCAAACGATGTATAGTTTTCGCCCTTAGCCTGCTTATCAGCAATTGCAGCATCAAACGTTTTAGCGAGAGCATCTGGCCCTCGCTTCGTAATCTTATAGCCAGGAGCAAACTCTCCTAAATAGACGCTACTGGCTGCCACTCAGGTAACCCATATATCTATCAATCTTAGCTATTTTCCTTTTTCTTACCTTTAGCTTTACTCTTGAAATGCTCAAGTAGTTCTTCAGGCATCTTGCCTTTTTCACTCTTGGACTTTTTGTCACCCTTTTGGAACTTGCTGGCCTTATCTTTGGCCTTTGACTTGTCGTTGTTCATTAGCGGAACATTTTACTGCGGAATCGTGTGAGGAACTCAAGTGCTCCTTGGCGGCTTGCAGGTGAAGCACCTTCGGCCAAGCCACGTTCAATATTCTGGCGAGCTGCTGTAGGTACTGAATCAATAATGGCTTGCTGCTCTGCAACGGTGCCAGTGCTTGCAGGTGCATTTACTGCTGTTCCCGTATCAGGCGCAACTTGTTCTCTTTGTTTCTGCCCAATCAGGGCAAGACGCTCATCGAACGCCTGCTGAATCCGATCATTGGTGATATCAATTTCAGGCTGACTCGTTGCACTTAAGATCCCAGCCACTGCAGGGTTTTGGTATTTCGCACGCAATGCAGCCACATCAGCGCCAGAAAAATTACGATCCCGCCCAAGTACAACATTTGGGTCGAAGCCAGTCTCCACAGGCCCTGACATTGCGACCGCATCTCGAGTACCAGCAGGCACAGC